GGCTTTTGATCAAGCGGGTGGAGAAGCTGCGGAAAACTTAATGATAAAAGATGCTTCAGCTGCTAGAACTGGTGTTTTTAATTATCAAGCTTTTGATGATGCGTTAGGTTTTAGTAAACCTGGTGCAAAAGACAGATTTATTGAATTGTTTGGAGGTGGCGCAAAAGGTAGAGCACATTATAAAGATTTTGATGGTGTTATGAGAGTCTTACAAGCCAAAGGTGAAGCCTCTTACGGTGATATCAGTACCTTCTTACAAAGAAGATTACAATTAGGTGGTATAACTGCTATTACTGGTGGCGGTATGTTAGCTGGTGGTTTTGGAGCTATGAGTTTACCTGTTGCAGCGGGTCTTTTATTTAGCGGAGTACTTATTGGTAGAGCCGTTATGAGCCCAAAAGTTGCTAATAGTTTATTAGAGGTCTTGACACCCGCTCAAAAAGCAGCAGCAATAGCTAACAAAAATAAAATGAATATTCCTTTTGGAATAACTTTTGGTATGACCACACCTAAAAAACGACAAGCTTTAATTAGTTTAGTAAATCAAATATCAAACGATGATCCTACTGCATTTGAAGGAAAGTATGTGCCTGATGTAACCGAAGAGATGGTTATAAATTACTTAACCAGCGGTAAAATGATTGTGCCAAACACTGATAATGTAAAACCGTCTGACATAAATTCAAAGTATAAAGAAAGTTTTATGCCAAAAACAACTGCTTTTGAAAAAGCACCTATTGAAGAAAAAAACAATTTAGCAGGTTTACATCAGGGTATTAAAGACGGTGTAGAAAGAACGTACGCTAATAGAACTTTATTAGAACAACAAGAAGTTAATGCCGCAAAAGAAAATGGTGAAGTCATTCCAGAACAAATAGCCGAAGCGCCTGAAGCTAATCCAGTACAAATTGGAAGTAACGAGCCACAGGCAGTAGTACCTCAAGCTCAAACTCAAGCAAAACCACCAGAAATACCTACTTTAAATTATCAAAGTATCTTTCCAAACGATCCACTTGGGGAAATGATAGCTAAAAGAAACGAATTACGAAACAGGCAGACTTAAATGAACATTGAACCTAAAAACATTATATACATTATTTCACCTTTTGTTTTAATAGGTATAGCCTGGGGCACATCTACCGCAACAATAAATGATTTAAAAAAAGAACAAGAATTGATTAAAGCTAAAGTAGATAAAGTTCAGGTAATGGAAGTAGAGGTTAAATACATTAAGGATCAAGTAAATAAAAACTCTAATAAACTTGATACAATTTTAGAGAAAATAAAATGAAAGACTGGACAGAAACAATATTCATACACTTATTAATGATCATGTTTTTATTTAGTCTGCATACAAATTTACAAGCTGCGGACTCAAATATATATTATAAAGACCAGCCTCCAGCAACAGCTATCTCACCTTCTATTTCAATTGGTGGTGGTTCTGACGTATGTGTGGTGGTAAGATCAGGTGCAATTGGTACTGGTTTATTTAACGCATCAGCTGGTATTCATGTCGTTGATAAGACGTGTGAGCGCATCAAGCTTTCAAGGGCTCTTGCGCAGATTGGATTACGTGTGAGTGCGACCAGTATTTTGTGCCAAGACCCACGAGTCTGGCAGGCCATGTGGGACTCAAACTCTCCGTGTCCTATAGATGGTAAGATAGGAGATGAAGCAAAAAAATTATACATCGAAAGAGGAATGGTAGTATTAGATGAAGACAATAATCTTGTGGGCACTCCTGGTGTCATGCACATCAATATTAGTAAGTCACGCCGACCAAACAACTACGGGCAACCTACTCAATAACCCAGATTTTACCACTGATACTAGTGGTTGGGAACTTTCAGATAATAACCAAGATAAGGTTAAAAGAGACCCTGCGACTTATTCTGATTCTGCATCTAAGAGTGTGAGGTTTAGATATCAAGGCGGTAGTATTAGTCAAGATGTAGACATATCAGGCGTGTCTGAAAATCATTTAATAAAAGAAATTAATATGAATTTTGATTCTATAGGCTGTGGTAATAGTGGCAGTCAATGGTGTAATGCTGGAGCTGATGATACAGTGGTGTCAACCATTACCTTGTCGACTGAATCAACATCAGAGGTATTATCAGAAACCGTAGCTGTGCCATACGAAGATGGATGGGAGAGTTATTCTTTTACTAAAGATGTAATAGGTGATTTTAACACGGACGATGCGTCATTAAATTTAACGATTACAGGTAATGATACTGGCAACTCTAGTAATTGGTACGGTCCTATTATTGATAATTTAAGTTTAACTTTAACTACAGAACAATATGTAGCTCCTGTAGTAATTGAGCCAATAGTTGAGCCTTTAGTAGTTAAACCTATAGTTGAGCTTGTCGTAATTGAACCTATAGTTGAACCTATAGTTGAGCCTGTAATAGAACCTATTGTTGAGTCTGTAATAGAACCTATTGTGGTTATTGAAGAGACACTTATTGAGGGCATTAGTTTGGATATGTCAATTACCAACGATATAATTTTAGATCAACCTATAGCTGAAATAACACCTATTGAAATGACAGTTCCTGATATAAATATTGACATGGCTACTGACCCTGATGTGCCTTCAATTGAAACTAAAATACCACAACAAATTGAAATTAGCGTTGCACCTATTACAAGTATTTCTGTATCTAATGTTGAAAATTTAGCTCCAATAAATGAAGTTGAAGAGATTCAAGAAATAGTCGAAATAGAGTTGCCTGAGGTTGTTGAGGTTGAGGTTGATGCAGAAATGGAGTTAGAGCAACCTGAAGAATTAAAAGAAATTAATATGGAAGAAGATCTTGCTGAAATAAGCGATGAGGAGAATAATAATGAGCCAGAAGAGACAGCATCAAATGATGGAAATGATGAAAAAAGCGAACTATCAGAATCAGACGTACAAGAATCCAGTTCTAAAGAAGTCAACGAAAGTAAAGTCGTTAAAAAAGATAAACCTAAAGACGATAAAAAAAGTAAAAAAAATGACTCTAAAAAAACCACCGTTGAAAAACAAAACTCTACAACAAAGAGTAAAACAGTGGTACAAAAATCTAAACAAAAAAATCAAAAAAATACTGTAAGTGTAGAAACATTAGGCCAAATAATATTACCAAACGCTTATTTGCAAGTTTTGCAAGATACGATTAAAATAACTGAAACATTGTCAATACAACAGGAGATGATTTATGGACAAAACGCTTACGATCTCGTCGGGTTTACTTTTGAGTCTAGTTTTGGGGGCGATAGTCCCGATAGGTTCGACAGTCTATTGGGTGTCCAATCTCGCTACCAGAGTCCAACATACCGAAGAAGCGGTAAGTAACTTCAAAGAAACTGATACTTCGATATTACAAGAAAGGCTAGTTACCGTAGAAGAACGAGTACAATTTAATAATGATTCTATTAAAGAAGTTTATACAGGTATGGACAAATTAGATACTGAAATGAAAGATGTGGAAGATAAGTTAGCGGGTTGGATGGAAAATGAAATGGCTAAAATTTATGATATTTTAAATAACAAGGGTAATCCTTTAGGACAATAATGAGAATAGCCATTGCTGGTTATGGTTTCGTAGGCAGAGCCTATGCTGCCATTTTACAAAATTATCACGAGACAGAGATAATAGATCCAAAACATTACGACAGAAAAATTAGTCAAGATGTCGACGCTGTTATTGTATGTGTACCTACACCAAGCGGTATAGAAGGCGCATGTAATATAATACATATTAAAGAAGTATTACAAGATTGTCCTGATGTACCTATTCTAATTAAAAGCACTATATCTTTAGAAGGCTGGAATTATATACAATCAAGATTTGATAAAAACATTTGTTTTTCTCCAGAATTTTTGAGAGCTGAAAAATCTTTAGAAGATCTTCGTCAACAAGAATACATAATGATAGGAGGCAAAGAAACAACTTTCTGGGTGAATTTATTTAAGAAAATTTTTCCTAGCTGTCCACATATTATTGAAGCGGATCCAAGAGAACTTATAGCAATTAAATATTTTAAAAACGCTTACCTAGCCACAAAAGTTGCATTTTTTAATCAAGTATATGATTTTTGTAACGTGTCTGGTATTGATTTTAATCATGTAAGAAAGGGTATAATTTTAGATCGTAGAATAGGGCAAAGCCACAGTCAAGTAACAAAAGAACGTGGTTTTGATGGACACTGCTTACCTAAAGATGCTAAAGCAATAACACACTCTGCTTTGTATTATGGTTTAGATTTAAGCATAATAAAAGAAGTAATAGAATATAATGACAGAGTGCGAGATGAAACTAATAAAAAATCAAAATAGTTTTACAGTTACCGGTTTCAAAAGAACTTACCCATACGATTATAAAAACTATACCCGTAACGATAACGACGGACCACGAACCTATAATGTTCAAGACAAAAAAGTTCCTAGTGTGACCACAATTTTATCCGGCACTCAATCTGAAGATAAAAAAAAATCATTAGAAGCCTGGAGGAATCGTGTAGGACATGAAGAAGCTGCACGGATCACGAACCAAGCTGCTACTCGTGGCACAGAAATGCACTATGTGTTAGAACAATACATGAATGGTGTAGGTTATTTTAATTTAAGAAAAGACGGTCATTTACCAAGAATGATGGCACACACGATTGTTAAAAACTTAAACGATTTATCTGAGGTTTATGGCACAGAAATAAATTTAGCCTATGATGATCGTTGGGCAGGCTCTACAGATTTAGTATGTAATTACAAAGATAAACCTACCATAGGTGATTTTAAACAATCTAATAAACCAAAAAGAGAAGAATGGATTGAAGATTATTATTATCAAATTGCAGCTTATAGTTTAGCTCACAAAAAACAATATGGTGATATTGAACAAGGAGTTATTCTTGTTTGTACTAAAGATTTACTTTTCCAAGAATTTATTATGGATAAAAATAAGTTAAATGAATATGAAGAGCGCTGGCTAGAAAGAGTTGATAAATTCCACAAAATGACTAATTTTTAAGTATTTTGCTAAAAAAACGAGCTCCTGAGAGGCTCATATAGGCGTTTTAAAAGACTACCTGACCCATTGGTAACCCCCAAATTTTGCTATATATAAGCTAAAACATCTTCACCTAAAGTTTCAGCGCTAAGTTTTATTTTTTGATTTAATGCTCTGATTACAGATTCATCTACTGTTTTTTCTGCTACTAAATCTATATATAAAACTTTATTTTCTTGACCAATACGATGTGCTCTATCTTCACTTTGTTGTCTTTGTTCAAGATCATAGTTATTGCTAAAATATATAACAGTATTAGCTTCTGTTAATGTCAAACCATAACCACCTGTTTGTGGATTGCTAATAAAAAATCTTGTTTTATCATCTTTTTGAAATTTGTCTACGGCGTCTTCTCTTTCTTGACTTGGTATAGCACCATAAATAGCAACAACACTTTCATCACCATATTTTTTCTTTAGCTCTTTAATAATCATTTGAAGACTATGTACCCAGTTAGCCCAAATAATAACTTTACCTTCGGTCTCTTCAAGTACATTTAGTAATTCTTTCATTTTTGCACTTTCAAACTCTTCAATGTCACCTTCTTCGGTTTTAATAAAACCAGCAGTAACTTGTAATAATTTTATAATCTCTGTAATTTTAGTATTGTATTCAACTTTTTTATCTTCAATAATAATTCTAGCGTTTTCTTTTAAGTCATCGTATATTTTTTTTTGTTTTGGACTTAAAGGTATGACTCTTTTTTGATAAACTTTATCTGGTAAATCTAAACAGTCTTTTTTTCTGACCCTAAACGAAAAAGATTTTACTATTTTTTCTAATCTTCCTAAGTCTTTAAAACCCACAGCTAAATTAAAAGCTCTACCAACAGAATTAGTAATTTTTCTCAAGATACAATATGTAGATTGAAATACATAAAAGTTGTCTGAGCATTTTAATAAATCATTACCTAAAAAGCCTGCTTGGCTAAATAAATCTAATGGACTTTTGGTTACAGGTGAACCAGTAAGTATTCTTCTATATTTTGCTTTACGACCTAAGGCAATAATATTTTTTGTTCTGATAGCTGTTCTATTTTTAATAGTGGTAGATTCATCAATAACCATACAACCTTTAGAACCATAAGATCCTAATAGCATGTTAGCAAGAGTCTTGCCTGATTTATGACTAAATGCTTCTACATTCATAAGAAATATGTTCATTTTATTTTTATCAAACGCAAAGTTTTTGATTTTATCTACTTTATAAGTAAATACTGATGTACTTATAGGGCAATGTATGTCTAATTCTCTTTTCCAATTTTGATAAACTGTATTAGGGGCTACCACTAAAGCAAAATTAATTTTATTACAATGATATAAGTAAGCTAAATTATCGATAGTTACTTTTGTTTTACCAGTACCCATTTCCATAAAATAAGCGTAATGTAAGCGATCTTTACCTTCATTAAAAGCTTCTAGCTGATATTTGTAAGGTTTTGTTTTGAACTTATAATTTTTTTGCATTTGTATCTCCATAATTATCCCATATAATATGATTTTTTAGTTGACATTACAAGTAACAATTATTATTCTGTAATTTCATTAATTAAATGGAGAGTTCTATGGCTATAGATTTAGAGAAAGACTCCGTAAATATTAGTATAGATGTAGACCCATCAAAAACTAATACAATCGGACAACTTTGTCACAAGCTATCAGATACTCAGAAAAAAATACAAGGATTGGAAGAAGAAACAAAGGAACTGAAAAAACTTGAAAGAGAACTTTCTGAGATATCAATACCTGAGGCAATGGAAGCGGCTGGAATGGAAGACTTTAAATGTTCAGAAGAGTACGGTGGTGCTCGTGTTAAAGTCACTGATTTTATAACAGCCAGAATCAAAGCATCTAATCAAGAAGAGGCGTTAGATTGGCTTCGTGATAACGGTGCTGGACACATGATTAAAAATACAGTTTCTGTAGATTTTGATACTAACGAGGATACTGAAGCACAAAACCTTGTTGAAGATTTACAAACTAGAAATTTTGACTGTAAACAAAAGCAAGGTGTTAATACACAAACATTGAGTGCTTATGTACGAGAAGAATTTCGTAATGGGCGTTCAGTGGATCTTGATCTTTTAGGTGTTTATCAATGTAAGAAAACTAAATTAATATTATCGGAGAAATAACCATGAGTAAAATAGCAAAGAAAGACGAAACAAAAGTAAGTACAAATGTCATCAATCTTGAAGATGATGCTGGAGCTGGATTAGAAGAAATAAAAAATTCTGATCTTAAAGTTCCTTACATGAAATTACTACAAAGTAGTAGTGACGAAACTAAAAAAGGTTCTGAAAAGTATATTCCAAACGCAGAACCTGGCGATTTGTATATTGAATCTACAGGTCAAGTATTTAAAGGCGAGGATGGTGTTAAAGCTATTCAAGTCTATTATGCAAATACTTGGAATGAATGGAGCACTAGAGAAGCTCCAGCAGAATCTAAACTACCTGCGCCGATTGTGCACACTGAAAATATTATGCACCTTACTGTAAAACAAGGTACAAAAGATATTTTAAAATCGGATCAATATCGCGTAATTGAAGATACTGGTAATCATTTTATTATGCTACTAGATAACGATTACAATCTTGTAGGAAAAGCTATAATTCCTATGGCAATATCTAAGAAAAAAGTATCTAAATTTTGGAACACTTGTATTAAAAACCAGAAGCAACCTAAAGCAGATGGTTCTGGAACATATACACCAGCAAGTTTTGGTCAAATATACAATTTAGGTTCAAAAGCAGAAAAATCAAAAGCCGGTGATCTATACTTTAATTTTTCTGTTGACTTTGATCGTGTGATTGATTCAAAAAACCCAAAAGAAGTTGAAATTTATATGACTGGTAAAAAAGCATATGAAGATTTTCAAAATTGGGACATGACTTCAAGCAACCCTGAAGGCACAGCGGTAGCTTTAATTGAAGATAAAGAAACAGACGTTTTTTAAGTCATGCACAAAAAATTGTTTACACTTTTTGCGGGTGACAACACCCGTTACCTCAAGTCCTTGCTTACCGGCAAGGACGATGAGAGGGGTAAGAAAGGTACAGACTATCAAACGGTCCACGAACCACTGACACCTGAATTATGGCAAGAGCATCTAGACGGCAAGATCCGCATAGGCTTAAAACCAGAGTTAGATGGTAAGTGCGTTTGGGGCTGTATTGATGTTGATCCTCACAGTTATACATCTTTTTCAGCTAAAAAATATGTAGACATTATAAAGAAATTTAATCTACCTTTGATTGCAGTAAAGTCAAAGTCAGGTGGATTACATATTTTTGTATTTTTTACAGAATGGGCGGATGCAAAAAAAGTTTCAAAAGTTTTATCTAAAATAAACAATGAATATTTTCAAGCACAAGAAGTATTTCCATGTAACAAAATGCTTAACATGCCTTACAACGATCAAGAAGCAACAATGGAACACGCTTATGATGACAATAATAGAGCACTATTAGTTGGTCGTTTTTTAAAATTTGCTGAAGAGAAAAAGATAGCCCCTGAAGATTTTTACAACTATAAAGTACAGGAATATGATGTTGAATCAGAGTGGCGACATTACCCGCCATGTGCTCAAAAACTCATTCAAGAAGGTTGGGCAGGCAACAATAGAAATAATTATTTATTTAACATTTTAGTTTTAGAAGGTAAGAAGAACCCTTCTTTAAATGTACAACAGATTCAAGACATTGGCATACAAAGAAACAGTCAGATATTTAATAAACCTTTAGGTCAAAACGAGGTTATTAATTTATGTAAGTCTGTACATAAAGGTAATTACGATTACCAATGTCCACCGAAACATCCAGAACTACAACCAATATGTAATAAAGAACTGTGCCAACAAAGAAGATTAGGTATTGGTGAAGCAGTGCCAGAAATAATAGACGACTTTGATGAAGTTACTTTTGTCAAAGGCATTAAAACTATGGAATACAATTTTAAATTTAGAGGTAAAGACATTACAGTTACACCTGAAGATATAAAAGATCAAAAATCATTTAAAGTTAGGCTTGCCTATGAACAAATATATTGGATGGAACTCAAGCCATCAAGAAAAGGTCCAAACCCATTTGACTTATTAATGCAAAGATTAGTAGAAAGCGCAGTAGAAGATAAAAGACATCTGTATCAAGATACTGTAGAAGAAAAGAAATATGGTTTACTCAAAGATTTCTTTGAGGCACATATAGAGCAAGATAAATTCGATAAGTTAAAGGATAACTATGTTGTTATAGATTCTAAAACTAATATGTGCTATTTCAAAAAAGAAACATTAGAAAAGTTTTTAGCTAAAAAGAACAATGGTCTATTCAAGAGTGCATCACAAGCATTAAAGATGTTAGGTTGTTCTCATTCTGATTATTTAACTGGACATACTGATGTACCTAAGTCAGATAAAAGAAATATATGGTCGGTAGAGATGCCTGAGTTTGTAAGTTACAGAAAAGCAAAACCAATGATTAAAGACACTATTAGTGAAATGGACGAAGAATATCATGACAAATTTAGAAAGCCAGAAAACAAAAAATCTACATAGAAAAACTATTAAGATCTTTGGCCCTCCAGGGACTGGTAAAACTTATACTTTAATAGAGAGAGTATTAAAGGGTTATCTTAATAAAGGTGTTCACCCCAGTGACATAGCTTTTATATCTTTTACGAACAAAGCTGTAAACACAGCAGTAGAAAGAGCGATCAAGGCTTTTCCAAATTTTAATGTAGAAGATTTTGCTAGGTTTAAAACATTACATAAGTATTGTCGTCAATATTTTGATGAAGAAGTGTTTGATCCTAAAAACTGTATGTTGGATTATGCTTTGAACGCTAACATTATAAAAAGTTCTGATGAAAGATTAGCTGATGACAACTACATGTATAAAGATTGGTCACTAGGTGTGTACGATAAAGCACGCAACATGATGCTTGACCCAGAATTAGTTTGGAAGTTAGAGTCTTATCAAAAAGATTCGTTAGATGTTTATTTTAGAAAAATTGCAACATATGAACATTACAAGAAAAATTCTTTTATAGATTTTACTGACATGATTATGAGGGCGATTGATGAAGTCAACTTTCCACCATTAAAAGTATTAATATTAGATGAAGCACAAGACTTTACACCATTGCAGTGGTCAGTCATTTATAAAATAGTTGATAATGTAGATCGTATTTATTTAGCTGGTGATGATGATCAAGGTATCTATCGTTGGAACGGGGCAGATCCAAAATACTTTACAACATATTTTCCAGGTCGAAAAGTTATTTTAAGAAAGACTAGAAGGTTTGGTAAAGAAATACATGATTTTTCACAAGTTATTAGAAATGGTATACTAGATAGCGTTGAAAAAGAATACGATCACGAAGATAAAGACGGGATTGTAAAAAGATATTTAAACTTTAATGAGATACCAATTGGAGAAATACCAGGCACATGGTACATACTTGGAAGAGTTAACACAGTGGTGAATGAGTTAAGAGGTTTTGCTAAAAATTCAGGTTTATATTACTCCGATAACAAAGGCAATAAGTCTTTTGATAAACGACAATGGAACGCAATTAAAACTTGGACTAAGTTAAGTAATAAAAAAACTATTACGAATAAAGAAGCAGAACATATGTACAAATATATAAGAGAATTAAAAGATGCTGATTTTCGCACACAAAAGTTTTGGTTGAAAACTGATAGTTACACAGAATTATCTTTTGAGGATCTTGTAGATTTTTGTGGTCTTGATTTAAAACCAGAAGAACAGTTTCTACCTTGGTTTGATATTTTAAAAAGAAATTTTAAAGAACCACAAGTTTTATATTTTAAAAGAATTTTACAGCGTTATGGTCAATCATCTTTAGATGCTGAACCTGACATCATCATAGACACAATACATTCTGTTAAAGGAGGCGAAGCAAACAATGTGTTGTTATGTTCAAAAGGAAATTATCCGTCATCGTATGCTCATAAAAACATAGAAGAGCAGTCTGATGAGAAGAGAGTTTTTTATACAGGAGTTACGAGGGCAAGAGATACTTTGCATATTTTATCATCGGATTACAGATATAATTATCCCATTGGGGAAGATTATTTTGTCTATATACAGGAGAAAGAGGATGTCTAACTTACAAATGACTTTTAGTTTTAAGAAGAATATTTGGTCTGCACCAAGTGGATACAAGGATCTATCACAATACGACGAGATAGCAATAGATTTAGAAACTAGAGACGAAGGCATTAATGCAGGTCTAGGTGCGGGTTGGGCCACGAACCACGGTGAGGTTATTGGATTCGCTGTTGCGGTTGAAGGGTGGCAAGGCTATTTTCCTTTTGCTCACTTTGGCGGTGGTAATTTGATAAAAGAACAGGTTATTAAGTACATGAAAGATGTGTGTTCGTTACCTGCTACTAAAATATTTCATAATGCGCAATACGATGTCGGTTGGTTAGGAGCTATGGGTATAGAAGTAAAAGGTGAGATTGTAGACACTATGGTCATCGGTGCGCTGTTAGATGAAAATCGTTTTAGTCAAAGTTTAAATGCTTTATCTAAAGAATATTTAGGCGAGCTCAAAGCAGAAACAGAACTGGTTGAAGCTGCACAACAGCACGGAGTAGATCCTAAAGGTGAAATGTGGAAGTTACCGGCAGAACATGTAGGGTTTTATGCAGAACAAGATGCACGACTTACTTTCCAATTGTATCAAAGATTCAAGCCAGAACTATACAACCAGAACTTAGAAACAATTTGGCAATTGGAGAAAGAATTATTACCTATAACAATTAAGATGAGAGCCAGAGGTATTCGTGTGGATACAGAAAAATGTGCAATCTTGCAAACAGATTTTAAGAAGCAAGAAAAAGCATTGTTAAACAAGATTAAAAAATTAGTGGGTAAAGATATTGATATTTGGGCAGCAAGGCAAATTGGTCATGCGTTTGATAAATTAGGGATTGACTATCCACGAACCAAGACCGACGAACCAAGTTTTACGCAAAACTGGTTGATAAACAGTAAAGAAGAAATCAGTAAGTACATTGTCCAGGCAAGAGAGATCAACAAGTTTCATAATACTTTTTTAAACTCAATTATGAAATTTGAACATAAGGGTCGTATTCATGCAGAGATTAGACAGATCAAGAACGACCGAGGTGGCACGATAAGTGGTCGGCTATCCATGTCTCATCCGAACTTACAGCAACTGCCAGCTAGATCAAAAGAATTTGGTCCTTTGATTAGGGGTTTATTTTTACCAGAAGAGGGTCACCAGTGGGGTAGCTTTGACTATTCGCAACAAGAACCACGACTCGTGGTGCACTATGCTGCATCTATCGGGGAAGGTTACGAAGGATCTCAAGAATTGGTTGAAGCGTATGCTAATGCTGATGCTGACTTTCATCAAACAGTAGCAGATTTGATTGGTATAGAGCGTAAACAAGCTAAAACTATTGGTTTAGGGCTCATGTATGGCATGGGTAAGAATAAATTAGGCACTATGTTAGGGGTAGATCCTGATGAAGCAAGCAATTTAATCGGTAAATACAACACTAAAGCTCCATTTGTGAAAGCTTTATCAGATAAATGTATGAAGAAAGCGTCTTCAGAGGGCGTAATTCGCACAAAATTAGGCAGAAAATGTCGTTTTGATATGTGGGAGCCTAAAGACTTTGGAATACACACAGCAGAGCGATTTGATAATGCCTCAGCTAAATATGGCGCTGACAACATAAAACGAGCTTTTACTTACAAAGCACTTAATCGTCTTATTCAAGGTAGTGCTGCTGATCAAACCAAACAAGCTGTAGTTGATTGTTACAAAGAAGGGTATCTGCCTATGCTACAAATACATGATGAATTATGTTTTAGCATTAAAGATGATAATGACGTCAAAATTATTAAAGATAAAATGGAAAACTGCATTAAATTAAAAGTTCCTAGTTTAGTAGATGTAGCATTAGGAAAAGATTTTGGAGAAGCTTTATGAACCATCTTGATATGTGTTCAGGTATTGGTGGTTGGGCATTAGCTTTTCGTGAGCTTGGTATTAACACGGTAGCTTTTTGTGAAATAGACAAATATCCGCAACAAGTATTGCAAAAAAATTTTCCAAACATACCAATATTTAATGACTTGAAGGAGTTAACTTATGAAGATATCAAAGAAACAACAGGAGTTGATGACATTGACCTCATCACTTGTTCCTACCCCTGTCAACCTTTTAGTGTCGCAGGCAAACAAAAAGGCGAAGAAGATCCAAGACACCTCTGGCCAGACACTTTTAGAATTGTCCAAGAGTGCAAGCCCACTTGGTTTGTTGGAGAAAACGTTAGTGGACACATTAAACTTGGTCTTGACACCGTACTCGAGGACTTGGCGAGTGAAGGTTACGACACAAGGACATTTATTATTCCAGCTTCATCCGTTGGTGCGTGGCACAAAAGGGAAAGGCTCTGGATTATTGGCTACTCCGAACACAATGGATCACTTGCCACCAAGAAGTCCAGAAAGCAAGGGCAGAACCAAGCCGAGCAATCTCAGAGAGCAAGTAGACCCAGAAACCATGAGAATGTATCCGACACCGAGAGCCTGCGATCTGGAAGGGGGAGTGGTCAAGAATGTCGAACTCCACAATGGCAGTTTCTCCAGGAAGAACAAGAAGGGCGTGAGGTATGGCGTGAAGCTGAAGGATGCAGTGCATCATCTGGAGAAGATGTATCCAACACCAGCAGCGAGGGATTACAAGGACTCAACGCTAAGTCCAGCATCAATGAGTCGCAACTCGGACAGTCTACCGACCATGATGATGAGACAGGAACAGTATCCGACACCTCAAGCAGCAGATTGGAAGAACATGGATACAGCGAAGCAGAAGATGCTTTCCAATTCACTGCCGAAGAAAACTGGTGGCAAGCTCAATCCGAACTTTGTGGAGTTCCTGATGGGATTTCCTATGAACTGGACAAAGGTAGAGTTGGAAGAATCAAAGGACTAGGTAACGCCATTGTACCACAGATAGCGTGGTTTATAGGACACGCAATTATTTCTGTTGACATCTCCCATAAAACATCAGATAATGGATAATACTTGATGAGCGTGGATTTGAATTCCGCTAATTAAAGTAAATTATATAAGGTAGTGAGTGAAAGCGTATAAACGGATCCGCGACTCACCTAAGCTGAAAATGCGAAAAACGAGGCCTTATATTTATTAATTAAAATAATTGGAGACTTATAATGTCAAAAGAAATATTTTTATGTCTTAAAATGGTTACTGAGAACGAAGCATTTGATGAAAATGATATAGAAGTTCAACGCATTTTAAACAAAGCAATGTCAAATTTAAAATTTGACAAGTCTATTAAAAATAGATTGTTAGATATAAACGGTAATTATGTAGGCAAGTTAGAGCTTTTTGTAAGCGAGGAAAACTTTGATGCTTGAGCCAGAAAAGACAAGGATTTGGAAACTAGTTGACGACTTGTACTGGGAGCTTGAACGTATGAGTGCAAGTGGTCAACAAACTTTAAATGAACTTTCTGATGAACTAGAACTTCATGAAGATGCTATTTGGGCACATCAAGAACTACTAGATCAACAACAACAAGAGGAAGAAGATGATGGATGATATAAATATAGGTGAAGAATTTAAAAAAGCCACTAAAGAAAATCCTTTGTTTTTAAAGTATTTTTCTAACTTGGAATTAATGCTTGAGTGGTATCATGCTTTTTATAAAGAATCTATGACAAGAAATAAAAGTCATCATGAATATCTTGCTATAACTATAGCCAGACGACAAAGTGTGTCTATAGAAGAATTAATTAAAGAAACAAAAGCTATCAGGGATAGGTTAGAAAATGCAGATTAATTTAAAAAGTAAATCTGTTTTGTTTTTAGACATGATAGAGCACGTTGATAAAATTTTATCAAGAACGACTGAAGAAACAAGAGATGATGCTATGTGTCTAATAAAAAATTTAGAATATTCTTTTGATAAATACGATAGCACGGAAATAGTTAGATCTTTGATTGATGATGAATTAGAGAAACGCTAATCATGTGGATATTGTACCTATTAGGTGGCGCTGTCCTCATGCTTATTGTTTTTCCTAAACTATCAATGGTGGTAATAGGTTTAGTTTTTTATAATTTTTTTTACTAAAACAAAAAAATAGAATCACGGAAGACGAATAACAATTATTAATTAATTTAACATAGTGGAGATTGTTATTATGGATACAACTAAATGGAAAAGCGTAGCGATACGCTTAGATGTATACGAAAAGTATAAAAAATATTGTAAGAAAGAAAAAAGATCCCCTAGTGATCAACTAGATATTTTAATATCAGAAGCCATTGCAGCAAAGAGGGCGGAGAAAAAAGAAATTGCAGAATTAAAAGCAGCCAGTAACGATAGGGTGGTTTTATGAGTACACCAGAGAAAGTTTATGTTCTTTGTCCTGAGTGCAGAGGCAATGGATATTTTACACCAGAAAAAGACAGATTTGTCGGCAACGATAAATTATTAAACATATGTAAATATTGTGAAGGTACCGGTCATGTTGGTTGGAAACATACTTTTGAAGGATCTTACGGTGATAAAAATGAATGATTTAAAATACCTATTAATATATTTAAGCGTAACTTGTAAAAACCAAAAAGAATATTTACTTTATGTCAATACTTTAGCTAAACTTTTGATGGGCGATAAATTTGGTTATGACGCTGGGTCTGACCATGCGGATGTTTATGACTTCAAAGCAGATGCAAAACAGATTTTTAAAGATGTGAAAACAAGTACAACTTTAAAACCTTTAAAAGCAGAAAAACAAACATTAAAAGTCTTACAAGGCGGTAAGAAGGTAGACCAATGATAATTTTACCAATACAATTAAAGTATGGGTATAAAATTAGAAAAAGTAGATTTAAACTGGGAAGAAATCTTAGATATGGATTTTGCCAGATTTTCTTTAGCGGATGTAGATAAGATGTCTTGTGAAGATAAACACGAGTTTATTGCTGGTATTGTTGGAGATTATAACTTTCAAAAGGAAATAAAGTGTGATAAAAGTGTCCTCAAGGTATATGAAAAAATTATAGGTTACTTAATTAGGGCATACGGACATTAGTGAAAGCATCAACCGATCTATTAAGAGCCATTGGCATTAACCTGGCTCGTAACATATTAGAACAGGACGAATTATCACCTGAAGCGAAACTTTGGCGCTGTGTTATTCTTAATGCTTTTGAAGATACTTTTGTTAAACATTCGGATCGTAAGAACTCACTTAAAAAATTAAGAGCACATAACTGGATTATCTCGATGTGTGATGACTTTATCAATGTTTGTATCTGCGCGGAACTCGAACCAGACATAGTTAAAGAAGCTTATGTCAAAGCGTTAAAAGAAAAAAATGTACGTTTTACCAAGCGTCAGTTAATGTGGTTAAAGTATGACAAACTTTATAATCGCATGAAAAATCTGCCTGATAAAGAAAAACAACGCATGACTAGGAAAAGAGTCAACACGTTAAGAGAAGAAGTTTTTTTAACATCAACGGAATATGTCAGCACTGTTTTTTTATCAGTATTGGCATAGGGTGCGAGATTATTTTTTTTTTTAACTGAATGAAAGTACGCTAATTTTGCACCTTGTTGATTTTGTTAGAGTATTCAAGTAGCTTGGTAGTAAGGAGAATGTGTTATGGTTCGAAAAACTACTAAAGATTTGACTGTTTTAGTGACGGAAGAATTTTTAAACAATTGGCAACCTGATTTTTTAAAAGTAAAATATATTTATGTGCGTGATGCTTTGACTAAAAATTTACTGGTCAGTGCATCAAAGAAAGGTACGCATAGTTTTATATTTGATTACGGATACAATAAAGTACATAAATCAAAGGTCATAGGTTACTGGCCTATTATGACGATTGAAGAAGCACGAACCAGGGTCAAGGAGTGTGATGTTTTAGTGAAAGAAGGTAAAAGCTACGAGGATCTGTTTGAGGTGGAGAGAACACCGGCAACCATATATTTTCTAGAAAATGAACAAGGGTACATAAAGATTGGTAGGAGCAAGGAATGGGTACATCGGATCAAGGACCAGGTGCTATCGGTTACCGGCGTACGGCTCATCGGCGTACGACCAGAGACAGAGGAGATCTCCGAAACAAAGCTACACAACCTATATGCACAATACAGACAGCCGAATACAGAGTATTTTGATGACAAAAAGGGATTAATAAAACAATTGATAACTCAAGCAATTGTTTATAATGTTACCGATGAGCAATTAACTGACATGATGACGAGACAAAAGGATATAATTTACACCTAAGCACTTCTATACAAAAAAAATAAAAAATATTATTTGTATAGAGCTAGGAATTAAGGAAAGTATGGAAAACACTGTATGAATAGGATTATAGACAATAGCTTACTAGGAATATTCCTTAAAAACTATGGAAAACAGAGGAGGCGACTATGGAAATTTTATTTAAAATATTATTTGTAAGGAGGTGCATAGGTGCCAAGTAAACCAAAAACAATGAAAACATTTGATGATTTAACTGAAAAACAAGTAGCGTTTGTTAACGCTTTAGTTGCTGACTGGGGTATAATCTCCAAGAAAGATGCTGTTATTAAAGCAGGCTATAGTTCAAAAAGTGAAAATTCAGCTATGGTCTTAGGTAGTAGACTTACAAATCCTGAAATAAATCCACATGTGTGTAGATTCCTAGAAAGAAGATTAAGCGAGGAACAGGCTAAATACGAGAAAGATAAGTTAAGAAGATATAAAATACTGGATAGGTTACGCGACGGTAGTGAAAAGAAAGGTCAATATACCGCCGCTATAAATGCTGAATTCAGATCAGGCCAGTTAGCTGGTCAGTACATTGATAAGAAGGAAATAACTCACAATACTTTAGAGGGCATGAGTAGAGAACAATTAGAAAACAGACTAAAAGAACTTGAAGATAAAATTGGAGCTAATACTATAATTGTTCAGGGCAACGATTAATCAAGTATTTCTAATTCGAACATCTCCACAATACAAGATTTTAAAATAAGATCTAATCCACCCCAACCACCATCAGAGGTGTAAGTATTACATAATTTTACACATTCTTTATCTTCAGATAATAGATAGCCAATACTGTAGGCTATTATGTATTTTTCTTTGTGAATTTCTTCAACACTCTGCCAAGAAGCATTACCAGTATGGTCTTTCCATATTACGATATATAGTGGATATTTTGGTTTATTCGTTTTCATCTTCAAACACATCAGTAGCTAAAATTTTTTTAATAATTTCTATATTTTTTATGATGTCTTGTGGGTGGACTTCAATATGTGTCACACCATTTTCTTCATGGTGAATTATGTCTGGATTATCTCTGTCTAATAATTTTTTGGTGTATGCAACATAAAAAGCATTTTCAATAATTTTTTTTATTGGTCTATCTAACGCTAAATAAAAATAAATAAATTTAGCGTCATCTTGTTGATCTAAAATATCAAAAAGTGATATAGTTAAATTTCCGTATTTGTCCATTTTTTGTTCCATGATATAATCGTATAATAAATTAACTTATAAAGATATAGCACCCTGTATGGCTACCAAAGAAGCTAAATTGTGGAAAAGAATTAACCAGCTTCAGAAAGGTCGTAAGAACTGGCATTTAACTCGTATAGAATCCTCTACAATCAACGGAATTCCTGACGTTTATGGCTGTATTGAAGGCCGTTCGTTTTGGCTAGAATTGAAAGCAACAAATGCTAAGAATTGTGGGCTGTCTAAGTTTCAGGTTAACTGGCATTTAAATCATCAGCAGGCGGGTGGTATCGTCCGTATTCTTAATGTGCATGCCTCGCAGACCGAGCTGGAACTTCTCGAGATCCGTGAGCCAGGCGTCGCAGTATCGCTGTCCCGTCCCGCGCCGTCCCGTCCTGCCGTCGATAACTTATATAATATATTGATCCAGGCATCCCATCCCCAGGATCCGACGCCTCCTTCCTGAAGCTCGTCCCGCCGTCCCGTTGCCCCGTCCCGTCCCGTTGCTCTTTATATATAAAAGCCCTGGCATCCAGGATCCGTGAACCAGGACGCCTCCGTGCTGGAGAAGCCTGTGGCTCACGCCCCGCCGTCCCGCCGTCCCGACGGATCTTGGTCTGTTATATATAAGGATAGGATACCCCGGTTTTTTCCGGGCCTCCTTCAGATGCTTCAAGCATAAAGGTAATTTGTTTACAGATAATGTCTTTACATTCTTGTTATCTTTGATATCATGGGAGATGTAAGTAAACAAAAAAGAGAGGATATGATTATGGGTTTTGATGTATATGGATTGAATCCAACAATACGAGAAGATAGCGTAAAGCCTGAGATTGATTGGGACACTAATCCATCAGGCGAGGAAAAAAAAGCATACTTTGAGCAATCTGAGAAATATGAAGATGCCAACAAAGGTGTGTACTTTCGCAATAATGTTTGGTGGTGGCGAAGACTAGCTCAATATGTGTATGAGAATACTGATCAGATTTCTGAAGATGAGTACGGTCGTTGGCATGAGAATAGTGGTCATCAAGTTGATGAAGATACAGCTATTAGAATTGCCAACACTTTAGAAGCTTTAATCAAGCAAGGACACACTGCTGAATATCAGATGATAGTTGAAAAGTCTATGGCAGAAGCTGAAGAGTTCAACAAAGGCATTGAAGAAAAAATGAGTGCTTTGCGTGAAAGTGTAATCAAGCTGACTGGTAACAAAGATATAGCTCCAACTAATTATCCAGAAATACAAAATAAAGAGTGGGAGAATCTTTATAGCCAAAAGTCGTGGGACGACAGTTATCCGTTTAGTGTTGAGAATGTTCAAGACTTTGCAGATTTTTGTAGACAGTCAGGGGGCTTTGAGATATGTTAAAGGTAACTTAGGACTGAAAAGGACTTCATTGGGAGACAACACCCCCGTCTCCCGTCTCGAAGGGGTTGATTATCGGTTAAGTTAATACAACCTCACTTTTTCCCCTGAGCTTCGGCTCGGGGGTTTTTTTTGTCTGCTCCCGCCGTCCCGTTTTGGGAAGCGATCCAGTTTGTCTTTATATATAAAGGATAGCATCACCAGGTCCTGAGAAAGTTGCTCATGGTTGTAATAATGTTGACATGTATGGGGATACATGGGACACTGATGATCTAAACAACAACAAAGGAGAAACAGATGCTTACAACATTTATTATAGGGTTTGCCTTCGGTGCCATGGCCGTGGCCCTCGTGTTGCTGATCATTCTAGATTGGCAAGATAAAAAAGATCTCAAGAACCGTGAAGGGAGGTACAAATGTTAATTGATACACTGCTACAATTGAATCCCAACGCCGTTGTGACTGAGCGTGATGGTTTCGTGGTCATAGAGATACCGGAGCACCAAGATCCGGTGCCAGAGTCTGATGCTAAGGGTGAGGCTGATACCGAAGCTCGTCCCGACGCCGATGTGTGATGGGCATACTCATGTTTCTCGCTTGCGTCTTCCTGGTCCTGGCGTTCTGGATGCCAGGACTCTTCTTGCTTGGTCTGATCTTCACCGCTGCACATTTCTTTTGAAGCCCCCGCCGTCCCGCCGTGGCGTGCTCTCGATTTCTGATCTTTATATATAAAGCCGAAGGTTACCGGGGCACACACCAGCTTCGTCCATAGCTCGTCTTTCCATACTCTGTTCCCCGTCCCGCCGTTGCGTGGTCGGGGGTTGGGGGATCTTATATATACATACGGAAGCTTCCTGCAGAGAAATTCCTGCTACATCTGCATAAAATTAATTTCACTTATTTGCTATATATAGGTAGACATGGGAGATAATAGGAGTAATATATAAGAGTAAGTTTTTTATTAATAACCAATAGGAGTAAAAATATGAATTTACAAAATCTTAACCAAAAATTTGTAGTTACTAAAACTGCATTACTTAAAAAACATGAAAGAGAATATTTGCAATCTTTCATAGATTTTAAAACTCAACATGATAGTGATAAAGCATTATATAAAGATAGTAGAAAAAATGTTTTAGCTATTATTGAAAAATCAAAAGGCAATACGATTGCAATCAATGTTGATGATGTTGCAATTAATTTCTACCTTACACCTAAATGCAGAAATACTGTTGATTACAAAAATGTAATTGAGACTATAAAAAGCATGGGTGTTATTGCTAACAGTACAATAGACGAATTGTTAATAGGTAATACTACTATTACATCTTATAATGAGCTAACTATTAAAGGAGAAGAATAATGCCTAACTTTGACTTAGTACAATTTGTTAATAATCAAGTAGCAGAAGTTAACGAATCGCAAGTAGCAGAATTCATGGAAGATAATAAAGTTAACTATGTTGTATTTTCTGCATTACTTGAAAAAGTAATTATGGATAGCCTATTAAAATATCAAGGCACAGCTCAATCGCAAGACATGTTGAATGATATTGCTGTAGGTGTCTCACCATTAATGAAAAAAATAGTAGGAGATAGAGAATAGACTAGTCTTAAAACTTGCTAGAAGTTTAATGCGACAAGGAAGTCGCATTTTTTTTGCCTATGATTTACAAGGCTCAATCCAAGATGCAATATGCTTTGATGCTCTTTATCACACGCCACGCACAAGCCCCAGCTTACAGCAAAAACCTCTTATATATCCTATTTCATAGATGCACATACTAGCAAAAAGTCTAGATATGGTTATAATTAGCTTATGCAGACAGACCTAATGACCACAGAACAAATGAGGCTCGAAGTAGAAAAGCTTTGGATACAGCATGTAAAGCTTTGTCAGGATAATTTTTTAGCTTTTGTTCAAGAAGTCTGGCCCGATTTTATTTGTAGAAAATCAAAAGATCCAAGCCAGTGGGGCCATCATCAGATTATAGCTAAAGAATTTACTGATATCGCAGACCAAAGAAAAGGGAGGCTCTTAATTAATATGCCACCTAGACATACTAAATCTGAATTTGCATCTGTTTACTACCCTGCTTGGATTATTGGTAAGTATCCAAAATTAAAAATTATGCAGGTTTCTCACAATACAGAACTTGCCGCAAGGTTCGGAGCTAAGGTTCGTAACATTATTGACTCACCAGAGTACAAACAAATCTTTGGTGATGTGAAACTGCGTGAGGACTCCAAAGCCAAAGGTAGATGGGAAACTAATCAAGGTGGTGAATACTATGCTGCTGGAGTTGGTTCGTCCATCACGGGCCGTGGTGCGGATTTATTGATTATTGATGACCCCCACACGGAGCAAGATTCTATGTCGGACACTGCCATGGAACGTGCGTACGACTGGTACACTTCAGGACCCAGACAACGTTTACAACCAGGAGGCTCGATCCTAGTTGTTATGACCCGATGGGCCGAGGACGATTTAACGGGAAGGCTCTTGAAGGCTCAAACCGAACCCAAAGCAGATTCATGGAAACAAGTTTCGTTTCCAGCGATCCTCGACTCAGGGAACCCAGTGTGGCCAGAATATTGGGAGCTAGAAGAGCTAGAAAAAATCAAAGCATCTATTCCAATTAGAAACTGGTCAGCACAATACATGCAAGAACCAACCTCAGAAGAAGGCGCTATTATCAAACGCGACTGGTGGCAGCCGTGGGAACAAGATACTTTACCTATGTTACAACATGTTATTCAAAGTTATGATACGGCGTTCTCGAAAAAAGAAACCGCTGACTATTCTGCAATTACCACTTGGGGAGTATTTTTTCCAGAAGAAGGTGGGGCACCGAATATTATTTTACTCGATGCCATTCGCGGTAAGTATGACTTTCCAGAACTTAAAGCCGTGGCTCTCGATGCACAAAAGTATTGGGAACCTGAAACCATTATTGTCGAACAAAAAGCGTCTGGCGAACCACTGACCCAGGAGTTTAGAAGAATGGGTATTCCAGTGGTACCATTCACGCCTACCAGAGGAAATGACAAACATACGAGAGTTAACAGTTGTGCACCCGTCTTTGAAAGTGGAGCCGTGTGGTATCCGTATGGTGAAAAATTTGCAGAAGATGTGATTGACGAATGTGCCGCCTTTCCGCATGGCGCCAATGATGACTATGTTGATTCCACGACTCAGGCAATACTACGATACAGACAAGGAAACTTTGTTGAGTTATACTCAGATTATAAAGATGATGAAGATCGTCCTGAGAAAACCTATAACTACTACTAGAGCGTATGGCAGAGCAAGAGAAAACAATTCAAGAACAGAATCGTGAAAATCTAGGTGCACTTGGTATCGGTGCGGGTATCATTACCGGCATCGCAGCAAAAACCCCTATTGGTCGTGCAGGTAAAAAAATCTATTCAGGCATTAAAGGTTTAATGAAACCAAAAAATGAGATTTCTGATCTGCCCGCAACCAAAGGAAATGAATTATCCAACGCTAGAATTATTCCAGAAGATGAAACGTTAACGGCGTTACAGAAAAGGCAAAAAGAGGCTCGTGAACAAATGGATTACGATGTCAATGTTGTCGATGATATTAAACAAAGAGTGGCAGATAATCCTTTAACGTTAGCAGGACGCAACACGGCTCCTGATACAGATGTCAGTGTGCACGGCTCTGCTTTGTTTGATGCCATTGCAACTTTTCCAAACATGGGTAGAAAAAAAGGTTATCAAGCACCAGCTCAAGCGTGGGCAGATTATTTTAAAAAAGGACAAGTCGGTAAGATAGGTGACGTAAAATTAAATGTAACGCGAGATGAGTTAGCGGATACCAACATAGCTTACTTTGATGAGAAAAATAATTTAATAGGTGGTTACCTTAAACTGGCACAAGATGAAAAGGTACCGGTATCGGCAAAAACATTATTAGAGATGGTAGCTAAATCTCCAGCACACAACACCGCACATATTCGCATGGGCTATAGTCAAGATTTTAAACCAGCAGCCGAAGATTTTTTTGATGAGTTTGATGATGTAATAGCAAGAGTAAAAAAACAAGTCGATGACCTAGCTAATAAAAATGATATAGCTAGGCAAAAGAATCCTAATGTACCCATCAATGCAGATGCAGTGAGGCTACAAGAAGACCTTGATGACTTAGTTGGATACTACTACTCCAAAGGTACTGATTTTAAAGCTAGGAATTTTGGTGCTAGTTCTACTCCAGGTAAAGAACTTGATAGTGAATTTTTAAACACAATGAGAGGAGCCATTAGTGGGTTAAGTGTTAAAAAAGAAAGGTTTGATGATTTGGGTATACCGTTTGATAGTACCCTTGGGCCTTTAATGAATAAATTTGACAATTTTGTTGGTGTGCTACAAAAAGAAATAGGTATGGGTAATTCGGTCAGATACAGCCAAGAGGCAAATTATCGTCTTTATGGTCCAGAAGAATATTTTGAAGATTTAATTTATTTTAAAAACCCTAAAGGTGGACCTACCGGTGAAAGTTTGTTTGGATCTCAATTTCAAAAACCTAGAAATAAACACTATGACAATATTGCAGATAATCAGTTGTATCACATTCGTTATGGTAAACGATCCTTACAGGGCAACTCTAATGAAAAAGTTTATGTATTGGATGAGCTGCAAGCAGATGTACAACAGTCAGCTAATAAAATATTAAAAAGCAATAGAGATGTAGTAGATCCAAAATACGATAAGCCAAGAATAAATCCAACTAACGCTGATTTTTTACAATCACTTTTTAAAGACAGACGTGTAGAAAAATATTATGAAATGGAAGATTTAATAGCAAATCAAACAGCGCTTACCGGTAGATTTGATACAGCGGCATCAAAAGAATATGCAAAATTATCTAAAGAGTTTGATGAAATAAGTGCAATGCAAAAAGATCCTAAAACGGGTAATATGAGCGTAGAAGATTTAAAAAGAAAATACAACGAATCTTCTGTACATTTCCAACCTATGTTGGATACTGAAAGAGGTTATGGCGCGCACGGATTAAAATATTTAGTCAAACAAGCTGCACGAAATGATGTTGACTACGTAGCTATCAATCCAGCTGAAATGGTTTCTTTGAAAAAAAGACCAGACAGACAATTGGGTAGTCTATTAAACTATGGTAATGCTAGAGGTACAGCCGGTTACAAAAATTATGAACTCCAAGGTAAAAAAACTAACCCAAACCAAACAGCAACTTATCCTAAAATTTTAAAAGACTTAGCAAAACAATATAAATCTGAAGCTAAAACTATTCAAGTGGCTAAATCAGATCCAAAAAAACGATTTAAAGTAATACAGGATGGTGGTTTTGACGCTGGCGAAGAAACTTTTACTTATGCTAATACGGAGCATCTTGCTGCATTTAAGACTAGACTTGAAGCGGAAAGATTTACTAGACAAAAAAGCGGGAGAATAGTTGAAATGGACGCTGATGATCCAGAACTATATTACCCAGTATTTGGCTTAAAAATAACCCCTGAAATGAAGAGTAAACCCTTTAAGTTATATAAGAAAACAGGTGGTCTGGTAGTTGATATATTTAAGTGGTAGAATTTTAATATGACAAAAATAGACCCAAGATTAAAAGAATTATACAGCGAAAGAAAGCAGAAGAAAGCCACTGCTGGTATTAGGCAAATAGCTGCTAAAAACAAATCGCTACAAAGGTTACTTGCTAACAGCACAGCAAGGTTTAACCCGTTAAAAAAAGTAGGTGCTATCCCTACTGCTATTCCTATGAGTGCAAAAACTGGGAAATATGTGCAAGTTAAATGTAAACTAGGAAAAAACAAAAAAACAAAGGTGACTTAATCATGGCTGTTGAAGACAATATTCAAGTAACGCAAGAAGAAGTAGATGCAGTTGAACCTGTTGATGTAGAAATTACAGATGAAGCTGTTGAACCAGAGCAAGTGCAAGAAGAGGCTCAGGATTTTTATGTCAATCTTGCTGAAGGTATGGATGAAAGAATACTAGCTGGTATGGCTAATGAATTACTCGCCGATTACAAAAAAGACAAAGAATCAAGAAGTGATTGGGAAAAGTCGTACACTTCTGGTTTAGATTTACTAGGTTTTAAATACAATAATGAAAGCGGTCCTTTTCAAGGCGCTAGTTCAGTGACTCATCCAATGCTTGCTGAATCAGTGACTCAATTTCAAGCGCAAGCTTACAAAGAATTGTTACCTTCTGATGGACCGGTTAGTTCAAAAGTCGTTGGTGCTTTGACACCAGAAAAAGAAGCACAAGCACAACGTGTTGAAGAATTTATGAACTATATGATTACTGAGGAGATGGAAGAATACACTCCTGATTTTGATCAATTATTATTTTATTTACCACTTGCTGGATCTGCATTTAAAAAAGTTTATTTTGATGATGTATTACAACGAGCAATATCAAAATTTGTACCTGCGGAAGATTTAGTCGTGCCTTACTATGCTACAGACCTAAAAGACTGTGAGCGTATTACACATCTAGTTCGTATGAGCGAAAACGATATTTTAAAAAAACAACAAATAGGATTTTATCGTGATGTAGATATTCTACCTAGTCGCATGGAAGATAGTGAAGTGCAAGATAAATACAATGAGTTAAGTGGTCAAAATCGTTCAGGTGATGCCGACGGTGATTACCAATTTAATGTTTTAGAAATGCATGTTGATTTAGATTTAGTAGATCCTGAAAACAAGAGCGATGAAAAAAATATAAAGATACCTTACATTGTAACTTTAGACGAAGGTTCAAGAGAAATATTATCTATCTATCGTAACTTTGAACCTGATGATCCATTACTTAAACGCAAAGAATTTTTTGTGCATTACAAATTTTTACCTGGTTTAGGTTTCTATGGTTTTGGTTTAATACACATGATTGGTGGTTTGAGCAAGACCGCTACTGCATCGTTAAGACAATTACTAGATGCAGGTACATTAGCTAACCTACCAGCTGGTTTTAAAACTCGTGGTATGCGTATTCGTGATGATGATCAGCCCTTTCAACCAGGTGAGTTCAGAGATGTTGATATTGTTGGTGGAAGAATACAAGATTCTTTCATGCAATTACCATTTAAAGAGCCAAGTCAAACTTTATTTCAACTTTTAGGCTTTGTAGTACAAGCTGGACAGCGTTTTGCAGCAATTGCAGACATGCAAGTGGGTGAAGATGGTAAAAATAGAGCAGTTGGTACGACTGTTGCTCTTTTAGAACGTGGTTCAAGGGTCATGAGTGCCATACATAAGCGTTGTTACTACGCAATGCGACAAGAATTTAGACTTTTGAACAATGTTTTTGCTTCATATCTGCCTCCAGTGTACCCATATGCGGTTTATGGTGGTGATCGAATGGTAAAACAGGCTGATTTTAGTCCAGAAGTTGATGTAATACCGGTTGCAGATCCAAATATCTTCTCAATGTCGCAAAGAGTGACTTTAGCACAGACACAATTGCAAATTGCTCAGTCAAATCCGCAAATGCACAATATACATGAAGCATATCGTCGTGTTTATGCAGCATTAGGTACAAAAGACATTAACACTTTGCTTAAAAAACAAGAAGAACCGCAACCAAAAGACCCTGCATTAGAAAATGCAGACGCTTTAGCTATGAAACCTCTTAAAGTATTTGAGTTTCAAAACCATGATGCGCATATTTTTGCTCACATGGCGTTTATGAAAACCAGAATGGTACAAATGAACCCACAAGTGTATGCTTTATTACAAGCACACATTAGTGAACACATATCTTTCAAAGCTAAGGCTCAATCTTTAATTTTAATTCAAAAAGAACAACCTGATGTAATGCAACTACAACAAACTGATCCAGAAGGGTTTAGGCAGATTTTTGATGGCGTGCATGCAGAAAGAATACAAGTATTGACAGAAGAATTAGTTGAACAAGAGCAGCCTGCTGATGATCCATTGGTTAGATTGAAGCAACAAGAGTTAGATATGCGTGCTGCTGACATGCAACGTAAGGGTGAAGAATTCTTAGTGCAAGAACAGAGAAAAGCAGATGAGTTTGACCAACGAATTGATTTAGATAAAATGGAACGTGAAGACAGTGAAGATGCTGGTAAAGAAAGAATACGAGTCGCAGATGATAAATTAGATATCATGCGTGATAAATTGAAACAGGACACTGGTAAAGATGAAAAAACTAAGTAAAACAGTACCACCTAAACGAGGACCAAACCCACAAGGTTTAAAAAACGGTGGTTGTCCATTTCGTGATGTAGGTGCAAAAAGTCCTTACAAAGGAGTTAGTGCTATTCAAGTCAAAGGTCAAAAATTTATAGGAGTCAAATAATGGTAGGTTTAATTGTATCTGGATTATCGAAGGCTGTAGGGGGCTATTTTGAACACAAGAGTAAAGAATCGGTTGCTAAAAGTAATTTAAAAATCGCAGAGATTGATGCTAAAGTTGCAGTGCAAAAAAAGGTGGCGGAAGGTAAGGTCGAATGGGAAACCGCTATGGCAAAGGCAAGTGATGATTCGTGGAAGGATGAAGCTTGGACTATTTGTTTTATTGCTATAATAATTTTTAGCTTTATACCTTATTTTCAACCCTATGTTGCTAGGGGCATAGAGTTTTTAGCTACATTTCCAGAATGGTTACAATGGTCTATAATGGCTTCCATTGGTGCCAGTTTTGGTTTAAAATCAATCGGTAAATTTAAACGTTAGGAGGCAGGCATGGCAGTAGGACCAAAAGTGAAAAAAGGATTAACACCAGCAAAACCAGCAAAACCAGCAAAACCATTAAAAGCTAGAGGCGGTAAAATGGCTAAAGGTTATGCCAAAGGCGGAGCTAAAATGATGAAAGCCATGGGTGGTAAGATGGCAAAAGGTTATGCTAAAGGCGGAGCTAAAATGTCAGTTGCCGGTTTAAGAGCAGCTGCTAGAAAAATGGGATACAAAATAACAAAGGGTTAAATTTGTCACATTTAATATCGAACATACCTTTAGTTTTAAAGGCATGGGTCAGAAAAGAATTTACACATAACCATCGTGCTTATCACGGTGAGTTTCTACACTGTTATGTTATCGCAGTTAACTGTATCCCAGATCGTTGTTTAAGTTTTCAAGTTATCTTTACTGGTTGTGAAGATGAAGAGAATCGTTTGGAAAATCCGCATGGTGGTGCAATGTGGGCGCGTATGCCAATTACTGCATTGGTCGAAGATGAACCACTAGATGAAATACCACCACCCATGCCAACACATATAGCTCAACCTTGGGATGTATCTTCTAGAGATCATTCAATTGTAATTTTTGATAGAACTAGTTCAAGTCCTTGGTTAGCTCGAATTGAAAACGAATTCTATACTGCTAAATATTATTTTACTGTAGATTACACAAACAGTGAAATAGCAGATGATCCAGCACAACATAAACAATCACATGTACTAGCATTGACTGAAGGTCCGTGGAAAGGTTGTTTTGTAGCCTTACCTAATAATCGCGTACGCGTGACTTCACCTGCTATGTGGGTGACTGGGAATGGTCCACCAGATTTTATTCCATCACAATGGACACATAAAGCAGAAGCGCACGACAGTTACATGGATTGGGAATACACATTTAATAATTTATACGCACCAGAGAAGAAAAAATAAATGCACGATCCAGATACAATTCAAAGTCTGATTCACTTTATTAGAAAAAGAGTTGATGAAACTAAAGATCATATCGTATATGGGGTAGACAACTTAGAACAATTACAATATGCTAAAGGCAAGATCGGTGCATATGAAGCACTGCTTCAGGATTTAAAAGACCTGCAAAAAAATGAGGAGAATACATGACAAGTAAGTCAAACATCATAAAACCTGACTACATTAAAGATGAAGTCAATTCACCGTCTGAAAAAGAAGTTCCAAAACCAACACAAGACTATATAAAACACATGAATCGATTACCTGACCCAGTTGGTTATCGTATTTTACTTAAAATGTGGAAAATGGCTGAAACAACTAAAGGTGGTATCGCATTATCAGAACAAACATTAGAAACTTCTGAAATGACCTCAGTAGTTGGATATGTGGTAAAAATGGGTAACATGTGCTACACAGACACAGAAAAATTTTTAACACCTTGGTGTAAAGAAGGCCAGTTTGTTGTAATCGGTAGATATGCTGGAGCAAGATTTAAAACTAGTTTTGGTGAACACAGAATTATTAATGATGATGAGATTATAGGTACAATTGAAAAACCCGAGGATATCCTCGCACTATTTTAGGAGTAAAATATGTCAGAAGCACAAGTACAAGATGTTGAATTAGATACTGATGGTATTGAAGAAAGTTCTATTGATGTGGAACAACCTTCTACAACTGAAGAATCTACCGCAACCCCTGAGGTTGATTTAGGTTACACAGATCCAATTAATAACGATAAAGCTGAAATTATCGAAGAGCCTAAAAGTGAAGATAATTTACAAGATGTATCAGAAAAAACGCAAAAAAGAATTGATAAACTAACTCGTAAAATGAGAGAAGCAGAAAGAAGAGAAAAAGCTGCTCTTGATTATGCTAAAGGTTTACAAGACAAATATAATTCAACTAAATCCACTTTAAACTCTGTTGAGGATAATCATTTAAAAGAGTTTGATGCAAGAGTTGATTCTCAAAGAGAACAAGTGAAAGCTAAACTAGCGACTGCAACAGCTGATGGCGACGTTGATAAAATGGTTGAGGCTAATGATGAGTTGACAAGACTAGCAATTGAAAAAGAAAAAGCTAGAGTTAAGTTAGCTCAAAGAGAGCAAGAAGTAAAAGAGCTTGAGGCGGAAGAAGCTGTTCCTCAAGCTCCAGCAGTAGATCCAAAAGCAGAAAATTGGATTAGTAAAAATACTTGGTTTAACAATGATACTGTTATGACGGGTGCTGCTGTTGAAAAACATAAAGAACTTGTTCAACAGGGTGTTGACCCAACCTCTGATGAATACTATGATGAAATAGATAAGACTATGAGAGAATATTTCCCTCATAAATTTGTCGAAGATAAAAAACCCGTTCAAACTGTTGCCTCGGCGGGGCGTAAAC